AGGCAGTTAATAGTGACTTCCCTTTGGTGCAGTTTAGAGCGATGGCCGCCCAGGAGTGGAAATGAAACCAATTAAAGAACCAGCACCGCTGGAGCAAGCAATAAAGACATTATCAGATGCCATAGAGACATTAGATGAGATGATCGAAACTATGCAGAGTAGCGCAGCAACCCTTAGAAGCTGGTTAGAGCCAGGAAAAGAGATAGGTTGGGTCGATGAGAACAACTGAGATACCAAGGCCTTTATGCGGCTGTGGAACCCCTGTAGAGCGAAAAGGCAAAACTAAACTTGGCTTTGCTATTTGGGCATCAGGCTGTACTAACTGCAAATACCATGCAAGAAAGAATAGAAAAGATTATTGCGAAAAGTGCGGCGGAAGAGAGAAGTTAGAAGTAGACCATATAGACGGCAATAGATATAATAACAATATAAACAATTTAATGACCCTTTGCAGAAAATGTCATTGGGCTAAGACTTTAAAACACAAGGAAGGTAGAACAAAACAAAAATGAAATCATGTTCAGTATGTAAGGTAGAGAAGTCCTTTGATAACTTTCACAAAAACACTAAAACATCAGATGGTCACACATTTAGATGTAAGACTTGCACAAGTGCCTATTACAAAGGCTACAATGCCTCCAGGAAGAACGCAAAGCCCAGAGTTGAGGTAATGTCTAAGGTCTGTAGAGATTGTGGCTTAGAAAAGCCTATAAGCCAGTTTGGCAAGAGATCAAACTCCCTAGACAAACACAACATATATTGTCGACCATGTTGGAGAAGCAGATCATTGGCAGCAATCAGGAGGATGAGAAATGGTCGGAAGACCCAAGAAGCTAGGTAGTATTCCTAAGAAAGCACCCATAAGAAAGAACAAGGTAAGAACTTTAGAAACAAGAGGAATTACATATAAAGAGCCAGCATTCATAGGTTCCTTTTGGAGAGATCACACAATGGATCAAATTCAGAATATGTCAGATGAAGAGGTCATGCAGGCTATAGATATATTCCTTGACAAGCTAATTGCAAGAGCCATCAAGAATGATAAGAATTGGAACTTTCCAATATTAGATGCATATCTACGTATTGCATCTTTACCAAAGAAGTGATAGAATATAGGTGATGACCTAGTTTTATTCATTTCTCTAAGTCATCATACCCCTATAGGGATGCCCTGGACCGCTCATGTTGCCAAACTGACCAGGGCATCTTTTCTTTATATAGAGTATAATTATCCTTAGAATGATAGGATGTAGCATTTAATGGATGAAAGAGATTTCCTTGCTAGTAAAACTACTGGCAAAAGACTATTTCCCTATGCCAAGGATCTCTGGTACAGACCAGATATAGAGACTTTAGGCATGACATTAGAGATATATGACGATACTCACACCTATGAATTCAGATTTGCATTTGAGGTAAATGACAAATTAGAGCAATTTCTGAGCTTATTGGAAGAGGTTTAAATTGGGCGGAGAAGAGCAAAAGACTAAGATAGTAATAGATACTAACAGTCATGGAATAAGAAGAGAAAGACCTGCAGTTGGATATAAAGCAGTAAAAGCTTTGAATAAGAAATTAAAGAATAAATCAAAGAAGAAGAGTTATTGATATATGTATAGTAATCCTATCAAAGATGCGTTCATAATGTCAAATATATGTCAATATAGCAATATGTCGACAAATAGACAAGGAGATTAATATGGGATATCCAGTATTTAATGAGGATCAAATAAGCGAATTTATAGAATGTGCAAATGAAATGGGCATTGGCCCTGCTATGAGATATTTGGGGTATCCTAAGTCATATCATACTGCTAAGAAATTCTATGTACAAAGAAATCTAGATATGCCTACATCTAATACATTGGCGGCAATGACAAAGAACCTTGATATATTCTATAAAGACAATGAGAAAATATTGGCGGCACAGGCAGTAATAGATAGATCAGTAGAGAAACTATATGAAGATGATCTCTTGGCAGAAGATATAAATAAACTATCAAATGCTATTCATAAAGCAATTCAGACAATCAATCTAATTGAAGGTAAGTCTACTAATATAAATGAGAATCGTTCCAAAGATGGCACAGATTTAGCAATCGTTGATATGCTTAATGAAGCCAAAGCAAGGAACAATTTGATTAAAGATAATATTAAAACTAATTAAATAATTCTGAGGTATACCACCCAAAAGGAAAAAAATAAAAAAAAATAAATTTTTGCCACTGAAGATAAATTTCTACAGTAAAATTAAATGTTATGCCAATAAGGAGTAAATTGGACTTAGAAGAGTATTTAGCAGACATAAACCCAGAACTATTAACAATTTCTGAGGGTAGAATTGAACTTACTAAATTTGATCCTATGCTCTTTGCTTTACTATATTTGCCGCATCACTTGAAGAATTCTAATGATGAGCTTACACTTTCTGAATTTCACTGGGCACTTGGAGAATATGGAAAGACATGGATCAATAAGCCAACTGCTCCTAAGCAAAATAGAGATGCATTTATTGCACCTAGAGAATGTGGCAAGTCTACTTGGATCTTCTTGATCCTACCTCTATGGGCCGCCGCTCATGGTCACATTAAATTCGTGGCTGCCTTTTCAGATGCTGCCTCTCAGGCTGAGACTCACTTGATGACATTTAAAAATGAACTTGATACAAATGAATACTTGAGAGCTGACTATCCTGAGCTATGTACGCCAAAGTTGGCAGGAACTGGTAGATCTATGGCTAATAACTCTTGGAGAATTGTTCAGCAAAATAACTTTATATTTGATGCAAATGGAATTGATACTAACTCTCTTGGTAAAAAGGTCTTTGGACAGCGTCCAGATCTGATTATCTTGGATGATATCGAAAAGGGTGAAAAGAATTACTCTGAATATCAGGCAGGACAACAGAGAAGAACTGTATTTGATGATATTGCTCCTATGAATATCTATGCTCGTATGATTATTGTAGGAACTACCACTATGCCTAACTCTATGATGGATGAGTTTAGAAAGCATGCTGAAGGACAGACGGACAAGTCACTGGAGTGGATTACAGACCAGAATGTAAACGTTCACTACTACCCAGCTATCATGACCGCTGATGATGGCTCAGAGCGTTCCGTATGGCCTGAGAAGTGGCCTATAGACTGGCTGCAGTCACAACGCCACCTGCGTGACTTTGCTAAGAACTATATGAACAGACCTGTTAATGCTGATGGTAATTTCTGGATAGAGCAGGATATTATTATTGGAGATTTGCCAGAATATGGAAATACAATTATCTCCATTGACCCAGCTGTAACAAAGAACAAGATTTCTGACTATACAGGCATAGCTGTATTGTCCAGAGGCGATGATGACAACATTTATGTGAGAGAGGCAATTCAAGTAAAAATGTCTCCATCAGAATTGGCTGACAGAATCGCAAGCTTAGTGGACCTATACCAACCAGGTGTTATCTATGTAGAAACGAACCAAGGTGGTGATCTATGGAAGGATGTATTTAAAAATATTCCTGTAAAATATAGATCTATAAGACAAAGTGTTTCAAAGCAAATCCGTGCAGGAAAGGCTTTGAACTTTTACCAACAAGGAAAAATTAGACACACCGCACATTTTCCTGCGTTGGAAGAACAGATGTGGGCTTTCCCAAAGATCTCTCACGATGACGTTCTTGATGCGGTAGTGTCTGGCGTACTTTACTTTTTGGACAATAAAGCTCCAAAAGTGGTAGCCAAACAGCTTAACTATCTGAGGAGATAAATATGATTGATGATATCAGATTAGCCTTAGACTATATTTTGACCAAGAAAGACGGTTACAACCGTGCTGAGACCTATTATGAAGGCACACAGCCAGAAGTTTTCTTGAATCAGAGATGGTTTAAACTATTTCAAAAGAACCAAAGCGACTTTCGCTTTAATTTTAGCAAGACAGTAGTAGATGCAGTATTAAATCGCTTGGAAATTGATCAAATTGAGACAAGTTCACCACAGGCGGATGCATACATGGCAAATCTACTTGAACAAGCAGACATTAAGCTGGATATAAATGAGATTCATAGAAATACTCTTATTTATGGAGATTCATATGCAATTGTTTGGCCAGATGAATCAGGCAAGTTGGCAATTGATTACAACTCACCGCTTACAACTGTAGTTATTTATGATCAGGAGAACCCACGAAAGAAGCTATTTGCAGCTAAAATGTGGCAATATGCTGATTACGACACAAAAAAGATTCACATGAACCTTTACTATCCAGATCGTATTGAAAAATATGTTGGATATGGCGAAATTGAGAACATGGGTACACCACAGGGATCAAACTTCCTCTTGGCAGAAACAATTCCTAACCCTTGGAACGAAGTTCCTGTATTCCACTTCCGCACACATAAGCCATATGGCCGTCCAGAGCATGCAGATGCTTTTGGTCCGCAAGATGCTATCAACAAGCTTGTAAATACTCACATGCTTACTGTTGATTATCAAGGTGCTCCACAGCGTTATGCACTTACAAGCGGTGGAAATATAGCAGAGATGGATGACTTCTCTGAAGGAGATACAGCCAGAGAAAATATTGGTGCATTAAAGAATGGTCCAGGAGAACTTTGGTACCTACAGGGTGTTCAAAACGTTGGGCAGTTCCCAGCAGCAGAACCAAAAACATTTACAGACCCTGTTAATGAGTTTGTAAATCAAATGGCTGCAATTACATCAACACCAACACATTATTTCCAAAAGGGCACATATGTTTCTTCAGGTCAGGCACTTCGTGCAGCTGAAGCACCACTTGTTAAGAAGGTTAAGAACCGTCAGCTTGCTCTTGAATCTACATGGAGAGATTTATTCTTATTTATGTTGAAGATTGAAGGCATTACAGCTACAATTGATATTGATTGGTCAGAGGCAGAAATTGTCGATGAGGTAGATCAGTGGGATGTAGCAGTACGCAAGAAGTCAGTTGGAATGCCATTAGAGCAGATCCTTCTTGAGCTAGGATACGATCCAGAGTTAGCAACACAGATTTCTAATGAATCTATGGTGGCTACTGGAAGATTAGAAGATATATCGCTACAATCAACAGGCATAAACGCAAATAATTTGGCTGTAGAACAAACTGCAGCTGAACGAAACAATCAGACAGGACAATAATGGAAGAAACTCAAGTGGATGGTACGTCCGAAGAGATCAAAGACCCAGCAGCAGTCTTAGCAGCACTTGACCGTGCTAAAAAGGATGCAAAGCAGTTTAGAGAAGAGAAAGAAGCACTAGAAGTAGAGATAACGAAATTCAAAGACGAAAGTGCTAAATTCTCAAGCAGATTGCTTAAAGAAAAAATAATGCAAGAACTATCTAAGCATTATGCTGGACCTTCTGACAGATTATTTAAATATCTAAGCCTTTCAGAACTAACATTTGATGATGAATTGAATGTTGTTGGTCTAGATGAACAAATTGATCAAATCAAGAAGGATTTTCCAGAAATATTTGATCCAAAGCTATTGGTGGGCGGAAAAGCAGACTCTGCTGAAGCCACACCAGTAAATAAGAGATTATCTGCTACAGAAAAGCAGGCATTACTCATTTTAGGTAGATAATTATCTATTTATAATGTATAATAGCGGTATGCAAGATTTTAAATGGACGTTTAAACTTGCGGACCTAATAATATTCGGACGAGTATATTAATCTCAAGTAAAACAAAAATCTAACTAATTTAAGGAAAACACATGACAATTACAAGAACCGACCTAACAGAGGCAAATGGTTATATTGTTGAAGAGCAGGGGTCTACAGTAATTCAAGACCTACTTGCTAATTCTGCAGTAGAAGCTTTTGCCCGTCGTGAGAACATGGCTTCTCGCACAAAGTCAGTACCTCGTTTTGTTGGAGATGCACCAGTAGTAGTCGCTGAAGGCGATGAAATTCCAGCATCAAGCCCAACACTTGACGAGATCGTATTGACAGCACGTAAGTATGCACAATTGATCCACATCTCAGAAGAAGATGTAAATGACCAGCTCGTAGATACACTTTCAGTGTACAAGCGTGAGTGGGCATCAAAGTGGGCTCGTAAGTATGACAATGCTTGCCTTGGCGTAACAGCTGCAGGCGATGGAGATGACGGTCAGCCGTTCACATCTCTATACCGTGCAATGGCTACAAGCCCAAGTGCACCAGTTTCACAAATCATCCAGACAGGTGGAGCAATGTCTTACGAAGACATCAACAACGCACTTGGCTTTGCTGAGAACTCATCTAAGTTCGATGCAGCTAACACAGTGTGGATGGCTCACCCTAAGATGCTCAAGGAAATCCGTGGAATGATCAAGGGTAACAATGATCTAGTTCTACCAGATCCACTATCAGGAACACCAGGAAGCCTATTCGGTTACCCATTGGTAGTTTCATACGGTGCAGCAACTTCAGCAGCAGCATCAGCATCACCAACAGGAAATCCATTGCTCATCGTCGGTAACCGTCAGATGCTTATCAATGGTGTCCGTGGTGGCGTTGAGTCAGTTGTTTCTCGTGATGCAGAATTCGCTCGTGATGGTGTAGTCCTAAAGACTCGCATCCGTCGTGGCTTTGCAGTTGCAGATGCAGATGCATTCGCAATCGTCGAGAAGACAGCATAAGGAGGAATAAAACATGCCATCAAAACTATACGGTAACTTCCTACTTAAGGCACTTAACAAGGAAGTAGATTTCGACACTGACACAATCAAGGTTGCTCTACTTTCATCATCTTATACACCAGATCAGGACGCTCATGACTACTTCAACGACGTATCTACATACGAAGTTTCAGGTACAGGCTACACAACTGGTGGAAACACACTTGCTTCAAAGACAGCAACCTATGACTCAGCAAACAACGTAATCGTTCTTGATGCTGCAGATACCACTTGGTCATCTTCAACAATCACAGCTCGTTATGCAGTTGTTTATGATTCAACAGGAACAGCTTCAACATCAGCGTTGATCGGCTATGTGGACTTCGGTTCAGATCAGTCATCAACAAATGGTAACTTTACAATCACATGGGATAGCACAGGTATTGTGCGTATCACTGTAGCGTAAGGCTAACGCAATGGACGTAAAGGTAGAGGTCAGCGCACTCCAAGCACAAGCTTGTGCAGGCGTCGTCAAGACCACAGTAGAGATCCTTTCTGGTAACATAATGTCTCCAGTGGTATCTGACCTCTCCTTTACTCCTATTCTTACAATTAACGGAACAAGCATTTCAGCAGTACCAGCAAACAAAGTTTTGATTGGAGTCATGGCTGCCTAACCGCAGCCTATTTTTATGTCATTATATACAACAGCCCAAGCCGAATCAAGTTTTATTTTAGCAACAAACTTAGACTCATCAACAACTGAGTATGCAGTAAAAACTGGATTAACATCATCCGCATCTGCATATGGAACAATAACTCAAAATGCTTCTTCTTTAACTGGTAATGCATCATATGATTTTAGCTCAAACGGAAGAGTTTTACACCAATGGAGCGGAAGCACAAGTATAAATTCATTTATATTAGAGGCTGTATTTAAGAAATCATCTGCCCCTGGCTCACAAGCAACAATAATACAATCTGGCGGCCAAAGTACTGGTTCTCAAGCAAAAATTGATATAAATACAAGTGGACAAATCAGAGGATATTTTAGAAATGCATTTAGCCAAACTATAACTGCAACATCAACTGCAAACTTCTGCGACGGAAATTGGCACCATGTTGTTCTTGCATATTCAAAACAGGTTGGACAAACTACAGTATTTAGACTTTATGTAGATGGATCATTAGTCGCATCAGATACTTCTGGAATAAGCGAAACTTCTTGGGGCTACAGCAGATATATTAATATAGGTTCAACATTAAGTGGTTCAACAGCATCAGAATACTTTAATGGAACAATAGATTTTGCAGCTTTTTATACTGGCGTAACCACTTCAGCTGACGCAGATACATTTGTTGCCAACCATGTTGCTACATTTGCAGACAAGACTGTAACAGCAGATCCAGCCACAGCATCATCTTTGGCCGTAGATCCAGTAGTAACAGTAATACGAAATATAAATGTAGCAGCAGATCCAGCCACAGCATCTGCGACATTTCCAGAAGCTTTACAGAATGACATAGACTTACCAATTCTTCTTGAAACATATATGCAGTCATTAGCCTCTGATAGCAAATTAGAAGCATGGTGGAAATTTGATCAATATAAAGTTATTACAAACTATGGAACTGGTGGAAACTCAGGAATGGGTTTCTTTGCAGATGCAACAAATGCAATTCAAGGCGGAGTCCAGGGATCTGGTTGTATTGGATATACTGGATCTATAAATGATGGATATATAGCTGGTTCTAACCCTGTTGGTATGCCAGCATTTAATACAGAATTATCAGATGGTAATTACGTAATTGGTATGTGGACTTATATTCCTTCAAGTGCTTCTTCTTCATTTAGAAGTTTATTTGTAGCAACTGATGCAAGCTCAAGATATATTTCTTTTGGATATAACAATGGCGGAAGTAATTCTGCTAATTTCCAAATTCAGTCATCAGGCGGAAACCACCAAGTTAATGGAACTACAGTTATAGGTGATAATAAATGGCACTTTATAGCAGGTAAATGTAGTGGAACAACAATGGAATTGTTTATTGATGGAGTATCTCAAGGAACAACTACAGTAAATGGTACTTTGCCTGGAACAATTACAACTGCTGGTTTTGGAAACAATAATACTGCTTCAATTGGTGGAGACAAGTTATTAGTATCTCAGTTCTTTATTGGAAATACTACAAATATAACAACTACAGTTCTTACAAATATTTATAACGCTGGTAAAGATCAAGTTCAAGCAACTGCTCAAATGGCAATGCCAGCATTTAAAGACGATAATGCATTTAATTCATATGTATTAGGATTAAATCCATACTTCTACTACAAGCTTGATGAAACAAGCGGAGCTCCACAAAGCATAACTGAAACAATGCCTTTATTGGCAGAAGGTTCTAACTATACTCAAAATATAACAACAAAAAACAAAAAGGGTCTTCGCATTACTAACAGAGACACAGTCCTTGGAAATTTATGGACTGCACCAGCTGGAACATTTAGCACTAACAATAGACAATCATTTGCAGTTTATGCAAAGCCAGTAGCGGGTTCAAATGCTAACTTAATTGCTTCTACTGGTGCTGCTAATTATAACGGAAGCGGAATTGGATTATCTTTTATAGTCAATGTTTCTGGCCAAACATTATTAAGAGTATTTACAACATTTGCTGCAAGCGAAGTAATAACAAATACAAATACAAATGTTACAGATGGTAACTATCACCTATTTGTTGGTGTAAAAGATGGAAACACATTAAAGCTATATATTGATGGTAAATTAACAAATAGCCAATCATCGGCTTCAACATTGACTGATAATGGACAATTCCTTCTAGGTGGCAATGGAGCAAATTCACTAGTTAACCTTGCCAGAGATATAACTATTGATGAAGCAGCTGTCTTTGCCTCAGCATTAACAGATCAACAAGTATTTGAAATGTATCGTTCATTAACAGAAACAATGGACACTACAGCTCAAGCATCATTCCCAATGCCAGCAGTTGAAGCTGGATTTGGACCAACAGTTGCCGTAGATGTAATGACTGCTTATGCAACATTTGAAAATGTATTTAAGTTTACATCACCAGCAACTGCAGATGGATTATTCCAAATGCCAAACTTCTTAGCACAGAAAGTTGTATCAGTTACGGCAGATGCAATGACTGCTTCTGCTCAAGGTGAGAACCCAGGATTTGATATTGGAGAAAATAACCTTGCTATTCATATGGATGCATCTGCAACATTCCCAGAACCACAATTGCTTATTCCAGGATTTTGGTTTGCAAATCCTGCGATTGCTAACCCAGCAGAAATGGTTCAACCAGCACTTTCTACAACATTAGGTGCATTGATTAAACCTCAATCGTTTAATGCAAATGCATTTGCTCCACTTCCACCTGCATACTTTACAATTGCAGATGACCTTTGGTATCAAAGACTTGTAGCGATTGATCAAAAAGATGATACAGATGGTGCATCAATAGTATTCTTTAATACTTCAAATAATTTTTATGTTGGTTCAGATCCTATTCCAGGATCTGGATGGACAGCGCCATTAGCAATAGGTAAGAGAGCTATTAATAATGTTACAAATCCTTTACCCGCAATAAATGGTGGATATTTTGATGGACAAAATAGAAAAGCAGTAAATATAAGAAACATAACTCTTACAAGTGGTAGTACGGGCGGCAACATTGGTATTGGAGATAAAGACTTTACCTTTGAAGCAATGATTAGAACTACAAAATCTAACCAAGTTTTATTTGTTGGAGAAAACTATAATACATATAATACTCAGAGAACTGGAATTGTATTAAGAAATGGAAAGCTAGCACTTACTTACTCAAAGGATTCCCGTTCAGGATCAGTCTCTGCAAATGATGAACCTCTTGCATTTATTGGAAATAAAAATATTGCAGATGGAGAATGGCACCATATAATTATTCAGAATAGACAAACTGGCGTAGATGCTAGCGGAGCTCGTATTCAGTTCTGGATTGATGGACAACTAGATATTCAAAGATATGGCAATGAAATTTATGTAATCAATGAAATTGGACATAATTCAATTGAAGCAAATTCATACTCTGACTTTACTATATCAGCATTTGCATTAAATACATATACAATGGTGGAAGAAAACGAAATCAATCTTAACTATCTTGCCGCAATTAATGTTATTCCTGTTAAGGCAACAGTTGCTACAGCTACTGCTACAGCAACACCTAATAACAAGGGTCGTGGTAACCGTGGTCGTGCACTTATGCTTTACTTCTGGCCAACACAAAATGCTTCAACTGGAATTTATAAGTCTCCACCAGATCGTCAGTTCCTTGGAACTGGAGCTGGCAACAACTATCATCTTTACGATCAAGGCGGATATGGAAATGATCCAGATACCTTCTATCAATTAACAACATATACAAATAGAGGTGCAAATCAATTCTATGACTGGGATATCTGGCCAGTTCCAGTAACAAATCTTTTTGATGGAGATAAATGGGTTGGAGAAAGCCATCCAATTCTTAAAGATGGAATATTTAAAGGCGGAACAGACAAAGGAACTGTCTATGTAGACCCAATAACAGATAACGAAAGATATCTAAATCTTATGACAGATCTTAAAGACTTGTCACAATTTGATATGATTTGTTTCCGTAACTATCCAGATCAATCTGGTGAGCAGGATAAGTATGGTGTAAATTCAAAGGGTGTTGTAGATGAATACTTCAACTTGCTTGACAAGAATCTATTCGCAGATTTCCTTAAATCATTAAGAGAAGCAGTAGACACAGGTATTTCATTACTTATTACTAACCCTCAGCTTGCCGTAGATATGGGATTCATTGATACTTATCATGTAGTCTCAGATTTAGCTGGCGCAGGAAATGAAGGCGGTTCAGATCCATATGTTCCATTAAAGCTTGATGATCCATATGGTGATGGAAGCGAAGTTTATAACTATAGCGATGCTTATCCAACTAATACTGGTGATACTTTCCTAGATGCATATAGAAACAATTACCATGAAGTTGTAAATACATTACCAGATTTAACAGATGATGATGGCTTTATATGGACAGATGAAATCCTATATATTCCAGATCAGTCAGAATTTGGTGAGCTAAGTAGACAATGGTCTCACATTGAATATAAAGATAGTTTGCAAGTTGGAGATAGATTTTTAATGTCTACAGCTCCTACCATTGGAATGTCTTACTTTGCAGCACCGCTAAATGCAGTTAGAGCTGGTAAGGTTATTACTAAATTTGCTGATACTTACCGTCATGGAGCAGTTGAGCGTGTAAATCCATATCGCAATTATGCAACATCTATTGCTGTAGAACCAGGAACTGTGGTTGCTGGAAAGCAAATTGGAGCAAAAGTATTTATATCATTTACAGATGTTGTAGGAATACAGCAAGATATGGCTACTCTTGGAGGACGAGGAAGATCTATAGAACAGAGAGCTGTTTCATTAGCTACACCTTATTGGATTAGCTATGCTTATAGCATTGGTATAATTACTGCTGATGATAGAGATAAATTCTTAGCTGATATAAATGAACAGCCAGTCGATTGGACACAATTAACATCTAGAGATACTAAATATTGGACACTAGATGGTGGCGACATTGTTGGAGCTGCAAGTCCTTATGGAGATAATGATGTAGTATCAACTGACAGCTCAGAAGCTGTTAAAGCTAAAAAAACACCATCTAGATTAAGAAAATCAAAGGGAAGAGCAAAGAAAGTCACATCAACTGGATTCCTTCCTCCTTTCTCAATTACCTGGGGATGGACATATCAAAATATATCAGTTCCAGTTCCAAGCATTAACCTTCGTGGTTTATGGTGGTTATCAGAAAGACTTGAATATGGTGATGATATTCCACAAAGACCAGAAGCATTTAACGCAGATGCATTTATGAAGCAACCTGTAATTACAGGATTCAAGACAGCAACCGTTGCTGCACAGGCAGCTGTAGCCGTTGGTGCAATGAATGAAACCAACCTAAGAAGCGCAGGTACTACAATTGCTGTGCTACCATTGACTGCAACAGCCTTGTTTGTAGAAAAGGGAACCTTTATTCCTGCAGAGGCTGCAACAGCAACAGCAAGAACACCAGAAGATATTAGAACAACTACATTTGAATCAGATCAAGTTGTTCTATACTTAATACATGTAGACCCAATAGTCTACTTAAGAGAGGACGTAATAAAATGATTAGCCAATACTGGATCGATCAAATTCCTGCAAGACCACTATCTATTCAAGTTAGGACCCAGAGCGGCGAAGACGCTAACCTCTCTCCTTACACAACAATTGAAGCGGTAATGCTAGGAAGTAATAATGAAGAAATTGATCTCACAGGAGCAGTTTTAGACACAGCAGGTAAGTCAGTTGGAAATATAATTTTCAGATGGCCTACAACAAGAAGTCTATTTCAATATCCTGGAGACTATGTTTTACAAATTAAATTATCAGGAACAGGTAGATTAGATTTCACATCTACTCATACATTAAGAGTTCGTGAGTTAGGAAAGGTGAGATAATGTTATCTACAATTAGCAGCGTAAAAGAATA